ACCACCGTCGCGTCGTTGCTGGCATCGGTGAAGGCCACTCGGCGCGCAACGTCGAAGGTAGCAACGCCGGCCGTGACCAGCGAGCCGTTCAGCGTCAGCAGGCCGGCGCCGCCTGGGGTCTGCGATAGGCAGACCCCGTTCGCTACCGCGGCGACAAGCTGGAGAGTGACGGTGTTGGGATTGGACACATCATGCCTGCGTCTGGCCGAACACCGATGTCGGTGTTGACGGGAAGGCCGCTGTGGCGAGATGAACCGGGATCACCTGGGAGATCTGCAAGCGTCGGCCGGACATGGCCAGACTCGAGACGGTGCCGTTGGAGGCCGAGGCGCCGATACCGGTGCCGCCGCCGCTGGCGCTGACCTGGATGGTGCCACGCACGTCGCCCGTGGTCGTGCTGGGCGTGGTGGTGACGCCGGCAACCAAGCCGGTGTTTGTGCTCATATAGGCATTGAACCAAGTGACATCCAGATCATCCCAGTTTTGGGTGAAATAATGGATGCCGAACACGTCCGAAGTGCCCACCGAATAGTTGTGCGCATCGGTGAAGTTCGGCGTGACCGACTGGATGTACTTGAACGTCTTGGTGCTGTAGACCGTGTTGATGCCGGCGCCGACCGTGATCAGCTGCGACATCGGCTGGCCGTAGATGTCCCAGCCTTTGACCGTGAACGTGCCGCCGATGCCGCCAGTCACGCCGGTAATGGACACACCGCGCGAAATCGCCTGGCGCGGATCCAGGAACAGGCCCGGCCCGACGCCCAGCCAAGGCAGCGCGGCGGTCGGCGTGATGTTCGCGCCATACCAGGCTTCGCTCGGCCCCCAAATGTTGCCGGTGCCGATGGGTGCCGTGGCGTTGGTCGCCAGCGGCGCATTGGAAACCGTGATGTGGGTCGCGTCGGTGATCGAGGCCACATTGGTCAGCAGCGGGATCGTGCCGCCAGCATTACCGACGCCGCCGATTACCAGCGGCATACCGACGAAGAACTGCGTGCTGTCCGCGACGGTGACGGCCACCGCGCCCGAGGTGCAGTTGCCAAACGCAAACCCGAAATCCAGCGCGATCGCCGCCGTGACCGGCGCAATGCCGGTAATGGCCGCCGAGAACGGGTTGATTGGCACATTGACCGTGATGCCCACCGCCGCCGTCGCCAGCGTCATGGCCGTGCCAGAAACCACGTTGGCCAGGGGAGCGATCAGCGCCGCGCCGAGAGCCGCCGGGATCTGGCTGCACGAACGCACATAGGGTTGGGAAAAGTGAACCGGCACCTTGCCCGTGTAGCCCTGCACCTGATCCTTCTGGAACAGAAACCGGCAATCCAGAAAGCCATCGCCCTGGAATTCGCCGTTCGGCCCCGCGTCCTGATTGGGGTCCGGCACGGCAAACCCAAAGGTGCCGGCCTGGACCGCAGCCATGTTCCCGTAGATAAAGCTCGGGCCGTCCTCGATTGATGCACCCATCAGGCGGTTCCTATCGTATGGGCAAAGGCCCCGTGGTGTTCAGTTTCAGCGGCGGCGCGGGCGGCTACCGCATCCTTAAAATCGTCATAACGACCGAGGCCCTTGGTCTTGCTATTGACCGTGATGGAGGCGAACCACTTGCGGCGCTCCGCATCCCAGGTCACGCCCTTCACGCCGGACTTGTTGTTGCGGCGAAGGCCTTGGTTATGGCCATTCTGCGCGTGCGTCGCGAGCCTCAGATTGGCAATCCGGTTGTCGAGCGTGTTGCCGTTGATGTGGTCAATCTCGTTTTTGGCTGGCAGGATGCCATAGGTGTAGAGCCACGCCAGGCGATGAGCATAGAACTGCTGGCCGGCAACACTAATGCGGATATACGAAACAATCTTGTCGCGTTTGCCGTGAGGACTCACCCACCCACAGACTTTACCGGCGTTTTTGCGCGTCCATCCGATATCATCGGCGCGCTCCAACCAGCGAAATTCGCCGGTCTCGCGATTGTAGGCGATCAGTTTGAAAAGCAAATCATAGGTAACATCAGCGCCGCCGATTGCGATCTTGTTATGGGTGGTAGTGGCACCGCGCGCCATTCGCCAACTTTTCCGCGCTCGCCCCATGCGTCCCTTACCAGCAGCCTCGCGAAGATTTTCTCCACAGGTTCCAGCGGAGAGGTGAAGGGGGTTCACACAACAAGCGACATCACAGGAATGCATGACAAAAAGGTTGCCTGGATCGACGTTATAAAACGCTTGAAACGAAAGACGGTGCGCGCGGCGCGAAATTCCATTCCATTTCGTGCGCCCATAACCATCTCGATCGGTCACAGCATCCCACAGCCAACAACCAGTGTTTGGCTCCGGGATAGACCTGCGCTCGATCAGAGCAATCACTTCAAAGCGGTCCTTTTCGTCCATCTGCATTCCCCTTACTGGAGAAACAGATTACCCCATCATACCCATTACCACAACCAAAAATTGGCTAGTTTGTTGGGTAGGCGCCAAATCCTAATCTCCAATCGTCCCACCCAATATAATATCTTTCGGTCCCCTTGACCATCAGATTGTTGGTCGCGAAGTCCGTCTGAATCTCGGTGCGGAACGGCTTGCGGTCGAGGCAGATCAGGCCGCCGCTGTCGGACAGGGTGAACCACGCATACGGCGAGGTCAGGAAGTCCAGCACCACATACCCATCGCGGAGATCGTCCGATTCCTTGATCGACCAGGTATCGTTGTTCGTGGTGCCGGGGCGGATTTCGGTTTCCATCAGCCGCTTGGCGACGTGACGAAGTTCGACCGGCACAACCAGCTTCTTGCCCTGCGATCCGTAGAGCAGGCCCGCTTCATCGCGGAACCGGCGGATCATGTTGTTGGACATGGCCAGCGTGTTTTCGTTCAGGCCAACCTGCACGGTCGGGGTGTTGGCCACGGTATAACCATCGACCGGATGGTTCGTGGCGAACAACGCGAGGTTGTCGCCGCCGATGGTCGGGTTCAACACGTTGCCGGTGTTCAGCGGCGCCGCGGCGTTGATCTCTTTCATCTGGCGGAAGGAGCGCGCTAGGCCGAGGTTCGCCGCGTCGAAGGCCGACTTGTAGAGGTTGTCGTCCAGGGCTTCCTCGGTGAAGGCGTAGCCGAGGGAGAACACGACGTGCAGATGGTTCCAAGTGAACCGCTGGCCGGCGAGGTTGTCGAACGAGGTCGGGGTGCCGGCGGCCTTGAGCTGCGGCAGCGGCAGATAGCGAACATGGATCGTGCGTTCGGCTTCCATGTTGCTCGGCCCGATCGCGTAGATTTTCTTCCATTGCGTCTCCATCTCGCGATAGAGGCCCTTGACCTTGCGGACGCCGGGCAGCAGCAGGCCGGGGATTTGTGAGGTGGTAATTGCCATGGATCAGACCCCCGTGCCGGACAGAGTTTCGGCGATGCCCGGATTGATCACGACTTCCAACCAGGGATTGGTGTTGGCGGGGTCTTGCGGCCCGCCTGTGACGCCGGACTGGCCGACGATGCGGAACGGCAGGGTGGATGTGGTTGCCTGCCCGTTGATGTAGGCCGTGCTGATGCCGGCCGCGTTCGGCGCGGCGTTGCCGTTCAGCGCGACGTTGAGGCCCATCCAGGAAGCGGCCCATGGACCACCGCTGAATTGCACTCGGAACACCTGGAACGGATCGGTGCAGACATAGCACTGGAGGTCAGTGCCGACCGGCGGCAGCAGCGTGGACTGGTACGCGCCATTCAGGCCGTGCCAGGTCTGCTGCATGTTGATGTCGTAATAGGGCAGAACACCCAGGAACACGCCGAGGACCGGGTTGCCGGTCTGCGCCACCACATAGCCGGCGGTGGTGCTGACGACATCGCCAATGCCCAGGTTCGTGCCGTAGAGCCGCTGAATGTAGCGGATGGTGGTTTGGTATGTGGGGGCTGCGCCGAGGAGGTGCCGAGAAGGCACGAAGCCGGTCGGCGCGAGGACGTTGACTGCCATGGAGGAGCTTCCGCCTTAGACCTTGGCAAGCGTCGGCGCGACGCAGCGTTGGCCTTAAAGTGAAGCTCCTTACCGGCGCGGCTTGGAGCAGATGCCGAGATTAGTCAGCGGTCGAAATCAAGAAGTCAATCAGTTTCGACAAAAGAAAATCGGCTCACCCGAAAATGAGCCGATCCGCATCCTTATTTGGCGAACGGCAGAAAAATTACCCAGCCACGCCCTCAATCTCCACGCCAACCGGCACAATGCGAACACCGCGCCCGCTCGGCATACCTTCCTCGCCGCGCACCGCCGACTGGCCGGACGCTGCCGCGCGCATGCGGTCGCGCTGCTGGCGATTCGCGATGTCGTGATCTTCCTGGCGGGCCTCCATCGTCATCGACATTGGCCGGCCATATAGCCGCAGGCCCTGGCGTTCGACCGGCGCATCCGCCTGGCTGCCGGGTTCGACCATCGACGGCCAATCTTTCGCCTGCTCCGCGCGCCAGCCGGACTCGCGGTGATCCTGGATCTCGGAGAAGTCCACCGGCTGGTTAAGCACGCGGATTGTTTTCCACTCGTAATCCCAGCCGGGTTTCTTGCACTGCTTCGGCAGGTCCATGCCGCTGACTTGCCGATCCTCGCGGCGGCGGCGCGTGACGGCTTCCACCGGCAGGCTCTTTTCCCGCGTCGGCTCGGCGCGCTCGGCCGGCCCGCTGGTGTCGGTGCCACGCACATCGGCCGCGGTGCGCTTTGCCGCGGTGCGAATGTTCGGCCCCCGGCGGATCGGCCGGCGAACGCGCGCCTCAGCCT